TTCTTGTTTTTTATAATAAGCAATTAACTCTTGATTTTTCTCTTTATTGGCCTTTATCTCATCTCTTCTTCTTTTTTCATCATACCCAGTTTGTATGCCATAAATCTCTTTAAAGAGTTTATTTTGAAGAGCAAGTTCATCTTTCTTTTTTTCTTCATTAAATTTTTTAAGAGCAGTTTTCTTCATCTTATATTCTAAGTCTTGTGTAACTTTAACACCAGACATAATAAGTTGTTGTTTCTCTTTTTCAAAATTTACATATGCTTGTTTGACTGCTCTAGATTGTGCTTGTATGGTATCATTTTGAATTTTTCTTCTATAGTCTTCAGCCTCTTTGGCTTGTTTTTTCCAACTATTAAAATAATCTTCAAGAGATTGAGTATCATTGAATAAATCTATGTAATCATTTTTTCTTGATGCCATACTAGCCTCCTAGATTATTTTGCTCTTCTTTCCTCTAACCTTTTCTTAAATTCCTCATTCCTTTTTTCATCTTCTGCTCTCTCAGCATCTAAGAATTCCAACATGTATTTTCTTTCAGTAGGAGTTATATTCATTAAATCAGTATAAGATGTATTTATATTATGACTAATGAAATAGCACTCATTTACTATTCTCTTGTACATGAAGGCATTATAAGGAATTTCTCTACCTTCCTTATCTTTAATTGTCCCAGGTTGGGCTCCAAAAGTCAGGTCCGAAGTGAAACGTGCTTACTGTTTCATAGCCACAGTTATGACATTTGGCTACTACTTCAGTATCTAGTCCCACCTTTGCATTCAACTCATCACCTTTATTGATTATGTATCTCACATCTTTCATAGGGAGTTTTTTAACAAATGATTCTAATTTGAATTCATCCATTACCTTGCCATCAACTTCCTTAATAAAGGACATTGTAAGATATAATAATCTATAATCTATACCCTTTTCTTTTGTTTTTCTGGCTAGTTCTTTTGCCTTCTCATCTACTCTGTCTAACATTCTAGGAGTTTGAAATCCCAATGTTATCTTTTTACCTGAGATAGGAAGTGTAATTTCTCTGTTGGTTAAATCTTCTTCATTTAATTCAATTTCAGTTAATGTGTTTAAATCCACAGTTGCTTCTGTAACTTCTCCACACTCTGGACATTGAATCCACATTTTATACTCAGAGCCATAAGTCACTAGTCTTAACTTATGTATTAAGAATTGATAATCACCAATACACATATCATATACATGTACAGGTAATTCTTCTTCTATACAGTCCTCAATGATGTCTGATAATACTTTATATTCAGTATCATACTTGGAATTTCTTTTTAATTCTTCCATAGTAGTCATACTTCTTAAAGTGATTTTAGGATTAAAATTTTCTACACCATATATAAGACCTTTGGATGGAAGAGTGAAGGACTCTTTAATGCTTACTTCAGCCATTATTTGTTTCTCCTTCCATCATTAAATTTAGCAATAATTACACTCATTGTTTATTCTCCCTTAAATATAACACAATAATCTTTCTAAGTAAATCAGAAATAGACATAAAATCACTTTTAGCCATTTCTTTTAGTTCATTGTAAGTATTTATACTTACTTGTGTACCAACAACCTTCTTTTCAAGTTGTCCTGTTCCCTCTTTAATTTCTACATCCATGTATATATTTTCCTCTCTACATTAAATTTAGTACTTACTTTTTAAATTTTTAAAATCTTTAAAAGCAGATAAAATAAAAAGTACACATTTCTGTGCACTCTTAGTTTTTAATATTAATTAAGCAGCAACTTCTTCATCAGGAAGATGTGGAATTGCTCTGTCATAAACAATGGTAACATTAACTGTTCTCTTATCATTTTGTTCTGCAGAGAATTCACCTTCAGATAAAGCACTAATCCAGCAACCTTTCATTTCCCAGTATCTGATTAATTCACCATCTGGTGCATATTCTAATAAGGTACAGTCTTTCTTATAGTTGCTCATTCTGTGAACTTTTTCAGTTTGAACATCATAGGCTAATGCTTGCCATGCAAGTAATACTGACTTAGTTCTAGCACCAATGAAGTCATTAAGCACTAAAGTATGATTATCAAAGGTAGGAACTCCTGCTGCATGCATTGTGTTGTTACCTCTCTTGATATCAATAACACCTAATGAGAAGTGAGGAACTGTAGAACTAACTACTGACATTCTGATTGTTTCTTGACCAGTTGTAATAAATTTATTTTCTGCATAATCTTCTTTATCAGAATTTAATCCTGCATACAATAATCTATCAATACCTGTTACAACAAATTCAAAGTTATTAGTTCTTGCTGGTTCATAGAGTTTAGGATTATCTGCTAAATGGTATGTTCCAATATTCTTTTCCATGTCTTATTCTCCTCTTCTATTATTCAACAACTTCTAATGAGTCAGTCAAAACAAGTTCTAAATCCCAATCTTCAAGACCCATAATTGGTGAAAGGATGCATCTAGCCTTGAGTCTGGCTTTCTTGTCTGTGGCAAGTCTTTGAAGTTCATAGTCTTCAATACCTTCACCACTCTTCATTCTTTCCAATTTAGGAGTGACTTCAGATTTATAATTAACCCATAAGATGTCATTATTTTGTTCAAATGTGTATTTCTTTGCTGCTACATAGAAAGTCTTATATAAATCTGCAACCATAACTCTATCATTTAAAACAGCAGATGCTTTAAGGGTTCCTTTATTTAATTTAAGGGTTCTATTTCCCCAAACTAAATATCCAAATGGATTTTCTAAGGCAATTGGATTGATTGCAACTCCCCAGTTGTCATCATCACTATCTAATTCAACTTCTTTATCTTTTGCTCTTGCTTGGAGTACTTCACAATCAGCAGTTGTGAAATCCATAGTTGTTGAGTTTTTCTTAGCAAGTCCTGGAATTACTCCTCTGAATGAACCTGCAATTGCTTTCCAAAGAGGATTTGTTTTAATTGCAGATGCAAAGGCCAATAAGTATCCAAATGAACCTGGGAATGATTCTGACATTCCTTCAAGGTTAATCCAAGGAGTAAATGCAGCACCAAAGGAAGCAGCATTACCTTTATTCTTCTTTAAATTATCATCACTATCAATATCTAAGTAAGATTCTTCTGGGTCTGATTCATTTTCATGATATCCAACAACACCTTCAAAGAATGCTCTAATTTCTGCAACTGTATCACATGTTGTTGGATGGTCAACTAAAGCAACACAATCACCTCTATTTGCTGCAGCAACAATCATTCTTCTTGCAACAGCAGCACCTAAGTCAGCATATCCACCTAAAGTTAAGAATCTGATATTGTGAAGATTTCTATCTTCTAACACAGTCCAATCTGCATCAGTGAATGCAATGTTTCCTGACTTAATCTTGAGTGCATTGAAAGTAACAATGCTGTGAATGAAATCTAATTCACACTTCACTTCAACAGATTTTTGACCAATTGTAACTGTTCCTAATGAAGCAACTCCATTAACAACATTAATTGCTTCTCCATCTTTTGGTGTAATTGTGTTATTACCAACTGTATATTCAACATCATTAATTGTAAACTTCTTCACTTCATTTTCTTCTTCAATAGCAGTTGTGAATGAACCTGCAACATAAGTATCTGCTCCTGTAGGAACAAATCCTTGAAGTAATACTTGCATACCACTATCTAAAAGAGCAAGAGCCATTTTAAAAGATAAATCATCCACATAATCACTTGCTTTTGCTTTGAGTGCTTTGCTTGTACTAAATAAGGTTGGTCCTATTGCTTTAGTACCCATAACCTTACCTGGAATATAGACAATATTCTCTGTTTCTGCAGATGCACTACCTGTATTGTCAATTTCTACAATTTTAATTTTTGGCATAGTTTTCTCCTTAATAATCTATTATATCATTATTAATCAATAAATTTAGCATTTATTTTCTTAAATAGTTGATTCTGATAAAATCTCAACATCAGTACCATTGAAGTCATCTTCAGCAGCAACTATCTCAAATTCAGAAACTTCAATATTATCCTTATTTACAGCACTGAAGAAATAGGCATCATCTACAGTGAATGTTAATGTAAATCTTGTGAACTGAGTTGGGAAGGCTCTTTCTGGTATATCACTATTATCTTCTATAACATCTTCTAACTGAATTGTTGAGTTGTGTGTTAACTTAACATTATTATAAGGTATTTCAATAGTGATTGTAGGTTTATTTACTAATTTAAATGTAAATTCCCTAGCATATTCTGCAGAATCTTTTAGATGTGCTGCATACACATCAATTTGATATTCTAATTGAATTGGGATAGCCCTTAACTTATAAGTACTCTTGAATCTTACTTCATTTCCTTTTTTATCATAAGCCCTTATTTTAAATCCATCATATGATTTTGGCTGTCTTTTAGTATTTATTATTCTGATTTCTGGTTTTCTACTTATAGCAATTAAAGGTAGAGATAATGGCTTATCATTATTTTGGTCTGCCTTTGTTTGAATTAATCTTGTTGTATCTTCAGGACTAAGTATGACCAAAGACTCATCTTTGACCCATGACTTAACTCTGTTTAAGATAGCATCATCATAGTAATTAACTGCCATACTTTTCTCCTTTCTGCATATAATCAAAGTAAATTAATTTTTCATGCTCATTTAGGAATTTACAAGCATTTGTGAAGATGCCTGTACCTTTTATTTCAGTGTTTCCTATATCAATAAGTCTCATAAGCATGTCTAATCTTTGACCTTTATAACTAAGATTTCCATTAGGCTCTAGAACATAAATGTCATTAACTTCCTTAATGGTGTAATTATCACAAATCTCTTTAATAGCATCCCTTAGTGTTATATCTAAGTTGTTCTTTAGATAATTATCCATTTCCTTGCATCTTTTATTCTTAGATAACTCTTTTGTCTTGATATAGATTAACTTAGGTAAATAACTACCTACAAATTTTCTATCAACTACATTTTTAACTAACATATTTATTTAGGAATATCATCTGATTTAATAGAACTTAACTCAGATTGAAATTCTGCTTTTAAATTCTTAAATAGATTCTCTCTATCTGCTGCAGACAATTCTTTAATTTTATCAAGAATATCAACACTGTCATCTTTTTTAGCAGTTCTTGTTGTAGTTTCTTTGTTTGTCTTACTTCCTAAATCTAAGTTACTTAAGATATCATTAATTTTTCTTTTAGGAACTAAAGGTCCAACATCAGGTCTATCATCTTTAGCAACAATGATTTGATTTCTAATCTTTGTTAAGTCACTATCTTTAATCTCATCAGGAAGCGATGGCCACTTTGCTTTTAATTGAGGATAAATTCTTTTAAGAAGTTCAGGATTAGATAACTGATTATATAATCTAATATACATTGCAACTGAACTCTCATCCATATTATATAGTTCAGGATTATAGAACAATGTTTGTGTTTTTTCTTTACCTGAACCTTCTATATCTTCAAATGATAAATCACCAGAAGCATACATATTATTAAGATTTCTTACTTGTCTAGTATCTAGACTTTCATGACCATCAACTTTGAAATAATTATCTAAGAACTTTATAAATGGATTCTCTGCTGTATCAAAACCTAGACTATTGAAAATATTCTTCCAAATATCCATTGCTGGTTTTAATTTATCATAGTAGTCATCTCTTGATGTTAAATATATCTCAGAAAGAATAGGTCTATCATTTGCATCTGCTAATTCCCAAGCAGAATCTAATTTATATTCATTTCCTTGTCCTGTTAAAGCATCATCTACTAATGCCTTTAATTTTCTATCCTTTAAAGAGGATTTAAGTTTTTCTATTTGTTTTTTATTTTTTCCTTCATAAGGCATACTAATCATCCTCCTCATCCATTAAAAGACTAAAGTCATTATCTTGATGCTCATGTTGAGATTCTTCAAAGGTATTTAACCAGACAGGTCCAATCTCACATGCTACAGAGCAAGGATAAATTGCTATAGTGCTCATCTTCTCAACCCTAAATACTCTTCCTTCAGCATTATCAATACCACTAGGAATAATAAAGAGGGCACCTTTTTGTAATTTTTGAGTATCATATGGTACATGAATAATAGACATACCTTTATCTGCTTCTGCAACCCAACCCAATTTCTTCATGGTTGTTTGTTGAGGTGATTCATCAAAGATACATCCAC